GGTATATGCAGAAAGTTGAAAATAGTTTTGGTAGTTTAAAAAATAGTTGTACTTTTGCAGTACAAATTGGTTGGGAGGCTACATAAGAAAACTCTCGACCCCGACTCAGGCAGGTAAGTAACTCATATTTACCTGCCTGTTTTATTTTACAGAGTCCAGTTTTCTTTAAGTATGTCTTCCCTTAAGTAGGTTTTGTCTATACCATTTCTAATAACTAATACTTCCTCAATCCAAGTAGAACGTTTTACCCTATCCTGAATACTATCGCGCAAGTCTCCATTTGATATGTCTGTTTTAATATCCAATACAATGTGTTTAGCTTGTTCCTTTGTACCCCTCAAGGCATTATCAACAGCACTTTTAGTAGGCTTATGAATACGTTTGTACTCCTGCTTTATCTTCAATGTTTTATTGAGTGTATCGGCACTTTTCACCCCTGGTATGTTTGATTTTTCTATAAGGTCTATTTCATAGCCATATTTATTAGCTAAGTAAGAGGCTATTTCTACATTTTCGGCTTTCTCATCTTTACCGTGCAATGAACTTACCCTCACCGTACCTTTTTCAGTAGGTATGGTTTGCCACGTTTCCTCTGCTCTTTTTGCTTTAGCCTTCTCCTTTTTAAGTCGTTTTTCCACCAGTTTTTCTACTGTTTCAATGGCTTTTTCACTCATTCCTTTGGCATAGGGTATTATAGGAAATATCTCACCCGAAAGTGCAGGGTTATTAGCAAAGGCTTCTTTTATAGGTACGTCTTCTGCGTGTACACCTTCTGTTACTGGGTCAGCAGTAGGCTCTACGTAACAACGGCAACCCCAATCATTAGGGGGTAGGTGCGTTTTCCAAAAAGAATGCTCTACGGGTAGCGTAATCCCGTCCCAGGCGCGGTGTGTTTCACGAGTTCGCTCATCGTGCACCGCGTGATAGGTAAGGTTAGGGTATATACGTTTGTTGGCTATATACTCCTCGTACTTTTGTGCTGAGAGGGCATTGGCTACTGTTTGGTTATACTCAACTTGCAACCAACGCCTATTGTATTCTATATTCAGTTTGTTGGCTTCGGCTTTGAACTCTTGCCACGAAAGCACCTTACCATCTTTAGTTAAAGAGGCTTCTATTTGCTGTTTAAAGCTCGTTTCTTTGAATGCAGAGAAGCGGGCAAGGTTGTGCTTTAGTGAGGTTACGAGTTCGGTATTAGTTTCCTCAATAGTAGGGTTGTAGCCCTCTGCTAAGGCTTTATTTAGGTGCTTGTAGTAGTATTGCCATAGTTCTTTGCTTTGCGCTTCACTTATACCACGCTCTTCAAAAGCCTCACGTATGTACCCCTCTATAAGCCTACTCAAGTTGTTGTCTTCCTTGCTGAGCCTTATGTACTCGTGCTCTGGGCAACAATGGGTGTGATAATGTAGTTTGAGTAGGCTTAGTGCTGGGGGTTATCGTCTGGTTTAGGAGAAAGGGAGGAGGTAGGCATACTTTCTATTTCTACCCCATAAGTACGCTCTATATAGTCTTTGGTAAGGATATAGCCACGCCCTAAGAGTACCCCGTCTATGGCTATTTGCTTATTTGAGTCTGTTGTTTTTTCTACGGCTATTTTTGCATTGTCGGGAATAGGATAGCCAATGGCACGCATAGCGGGCAAAAGCTGATTATTAAGGAAAGCTAACATCTTCTTTTCGTCAGCATAGACTACCTCCTCTAAGGTGTTCTCGTGTACTGTGCCTTGTGCCTTGCTACTGCCGTTTTCAGTAGTCATTGTTTGGTGAAGTACGAGTTTGGAGAGTTCTTTGTCTAAGGCTTCAATTTTGCGGTAGAACACTTGGAAGGCATCGGCTTTGCTGTTCTCCTTAATATCTACTTCAGTACCAATAGGAAAAACGCCATACGAAGCCGAACCCATTTCCTCTAACCACTGGGCAACTTCCTCTTTCACACTATCACTTTGTGAGGCTATTTTGGCAATGCGGATAGGTATACCGAATAACTCCTCGAACTCGTCCCAACTACCCCACGAATGGCGCTTGAGGATAGCATAAGGAGTAGCCTTTTCGAGCAACCCCGAATGCTTGTAGAATCGTGCTACTAATACTACCTCTTGCACATCGCGTAGGTCTATGCCAGTGGTTGCATCGTAGTCTTTTAAAAGTACGTGCTTTTCGGGGATTACCAATCCTCTATCAATAAGCTCTACGGCTTTGATTTCGCCCTTAGTTACCTCTTTGAGCCATATAGGCGAATGCCCGTGATAGATGCTTTGGTGAGCGAACTCGATCAAGTCTTCAAACCATTGTTTGTCCTTGATATACTCGGTTAGGGTGTCGTCCTTAATCTCATCGACAGCGATAATGTAGTCCTTATTGGTAGTTCGCAAAGTACGGTTTTCGGTGATACCCGTGAGGTGTCCGTCGAGGAGTACATCCTGGTATACCTCCTCCAATGGGTAAGTACGGGGGTAGTCCACACTATAACGGGCATAACGTGCCGAGTGCCAATGGTTGAGTTCGGTACGCCATAGCCTACGTTGGCGCTTGATGATGTCCACCATTAGATTGGTTACCTGCTGAATGTTTTGAGCTGTATTTTTGCCCAAATGTACCTTTTTATTAAGGGCATTACCACTAAGGGTAACACTCTTTTCTATTCGTTGTTTATGGGGTTGCTTTGCCATTATTGTAGTTGATTGAATAAACGGTCTATTTCCTTTTTGATATTGTTGAATAAGGTTTTGGAGTCGCCTATAAATTGTCGCTTAGGCATACCCTCTAACCCCTCATTATGTCTACGGGCGTATTCCTTATGGGTGTAGAAGGTAACCTGCATTTTCTCCATACGTGCCCTAAATGAATTGCGCAGCTTGTTGCCTCCTGAGTTGTATCCTGTAAGGATAGCACGTCCTTGGTTACGCTTACCAAAGGGGGTAAGGGTACCCTTTTTGCCTACCCTATCCGAACGGTAACGAGTAAGGTCTCGCCCTCGTGTATCGGTAGTTTTGCGGGGTTGCCACTTTTGTAGTCCGCCATCGTTAAAGCCTTCATCTTGGAAGTTCTTTTGAATAAACTTGAGCCCCTCTGTTTTAAGGACAATAGGGACATCATTAGCTACCAAACGGGCAATGGCTTCGAGTTTTCGGCGGAGTTCTTGTAAGTTGTTGTTAGGCATAATCACCAGTGGTTTTTATAGGTTTTGCGCCCTCCAAGCTTCATAAAAGGGGTAGGCGTATCGGGGGTGCCGTCGCCATCGGTATCTTTGAGGCGCTTGGGTAGGGCGACTTCTATTTCGCCTTTGGCTATTTTTTCAAGCCATAACATCGCCTCGTCATAGCGGAGCTTTGCCACTTGGTTGAGGGTTTTGGTGCGCCTTATATAGATTTCGTGGATAACAATATCTTTGAGGTACTTCAGTAGTATTTTGCTACGTTCGTCACCCTCTTTGGCAAAAATAGCTTCGGTATCGTAATACTTATAGAGGTAAGAAGCCATTAGGTCTATGCTTTCGGCAATGATTTCGGTTACTATCTGCTCATCGCCTTGGGTGATAAGGTCTATTACCTCTTTGGTGGCTACGGTTTTGAGTTCGTCTTTGGTTAAATACATTTTAAATCATATTTAATTTGAGTTTCTTAGGTTCGTAAGGGTAGGGGGTTTGCCTATAAATGCGAGTGGTGAAGGTAATGCGATAGCTCATAATGCCATCATCACTTAGGCGTAATTCCTCCTCTCGCACCTGCTGTACGGGTTTGAACTGCTCGCCTTGCAGGAATTGTATCGTATCGGTGATTTTGTCCAAAATATCCAGTTCCATAAGTCCCTCTTCAGCATCAGCAGTGCCTAAGTGTTGGTCTGTCCAGCCGTCTTTGCAATAGAAGTCAATATGAAACTCACACTCGCCCTCTTGTACGTGTTGGGTCATCGTCTCGTATGTAATAGGCATTACTTGTATGAGTGCAGCTGTCCATATTTCGGGATAGCCATTTTCGGGGTTATCGAACTGACCGCGTTGCAGGTCTATCAGCTCAATACCTTCAATGGTGGCAAGAACCCGTTTTACTTTTACAAATAGTTCTTTTCTTGGTGTCATCTTCTAAGTGAAAAGTGAATGTTATATTGTTCGTCTTTTGTGTTTGGCAATAAAAGGTCGCCCGCTCTGTAAGGGGGTTTCGGAATAGCCAAAATACTGTTGGGCAAGGGTAATGGCACGCTCTAATGTGTCTGGGGCGTCATCGTGTGAGGTAGTACCTTTTTCAAAGGAAAGCAGCTGCTTAATAAAAGCGTTGTAGTCACGTTCTGAACGCTTGGGCAGCGTCTCGTCCCAGTACAATATTTTGCGAAAGAGCGCATTGGTAATACCCGCCGAAATGCGATTGTGCTTGTCGCCCTCCTGGTGCAAACCAATAGGGATATTAGGGCAAGCGTTGTCCTCGGCACTCTGCATAATAATAGGCGTATAGACCGCTTTCTGTGCCATAGTAGCATCAAAGAAGCCCATAGTGTTATAGCCTTTTTTAATGTATTTTTTCACCCACTGGGCACGTACTTCCATAGCTGCATTAAGTTCACACCTTTGACAGAAGACTTCTAACACGTACAGCTTAATACCTTTGATACCAATGAGTACCCCCGCTTTATAGTCGCCTGTAGCGGTGTAGGATAAGTCCCAATGGTCAATCAAGCCGTCCCACGCCTCGTTGTCTGCTATGCGTACCAAGGCAATATCTTTCGCCTTAAAGAGTTTGCCCTCTTCAATAGGGTTGTTGAAGTCCTCACGCTGTGAGGTATAGTAGTCATCATTCATTAAGATACGAATAATATCCTCTTTAGTATCTCGCTCTTTCCACGAGGGTTCCCATTCCACGTCCATATAGTTCTCGCGGGTGATGTTGGCAGTAGCCAAATTGGTAACCGAGTCGTGCAGGTGTGGGCTATCTTTCCACTTGTCGTATAGGTAATCCAATATGCCGTCTTTGACAATATAGTTGTTATTGATGATGAGCCTGCCCCGTTTTCGGTGAAAGGCTTTCACCAAGTCGCCTGTTATCTTCTTGCCGTACTTCTCTATCATATCGGGGCGTTTGGCTCTATCCAAGTCCTCTATATCGTCTAAAATAGCCAAGTCAGGGCGATACATACCAAAGCGCAAACCCCTGAAAGGTTGGTTAAGTCCCAACGCCTTAAAATGCTTGCCGTCTGTAGTTTGAAAGTCGCCATCCGACCAATCCCCATAAGAGAGTTGCAACCCAAAGTCCTTGATAAACTTCTGATTGTTTTCAAGGTGTGCTTGTAAGTCGGATAGTAGTATTTTAGCCAAACCCTCGTTAGCCCCTATGAGGATAGGAAAGAAGGTAAGGTTATTTTGCTTGAGGTGGCATATATTGCCTACATTGGATTGTATAGACTTGCCCGCTCCTCTGAACTTCTTTCTAAATTGGCGTATAAACGGGTCCTTGTACAAACGAATATAGTCGTCAATATGAAATTTAGGGGTCTTGGCATCGCCCAAGGGCAAACCACTATCTAGGCCAAAATAGTAATCGAAAAACTCACCATAGTTTTCGGGTTTTAAAAGTCGCTTGATACGTGCTTCTTGCTCATCCGCTGTTTCCTTCTGTATAGCCTCATAGGTAAGCTCTCGTATCATTTTCGACTTTGCAAAATAGCGCTCTTTGGCTTCTTTGAGTTCTGTTTTAGTCATCTCCTTTCTGTAATAATTCGGTTATGTACATATCAAAGTAAGGGCGTATCTCTTTGATGGTATTCATATAAGTTTCACGCTTTTTACCGCTACTTTGCCCTGCTTTCTCTAAGATAAAGTTAGAGAAGCCGTCGAGGCTCTCCATAGTGTATACTGCAATCTTATTATGGTCAGTGATACGGTCAAAAGCGGCTACAATCTTAGTAATGTCGTCCGCCTTATAAGGTAAGGGTTCGCCTCTCTCAATAGCCTGCGCACACTTGAGGGTGAGTTTACGAATACTCGACGGCTTGAGCGTTTGCAGTTCTTTCTCATCATCCCACTTGCCCTCCTCTCGCCATTTGCCAAGCGTTTTAATGCCAATACCTATCATTTCTGATATATTGGCAATGCTAAAGCCTTTGGCAAAAAGCTCCTTAGCTTGTGATTTTTTGTAATCTGCCTCAACGGCTGTTAGTCGTGCCATATTCTATTGTAGTAATTCATTTATCTTGTTATTAATCTCATCAAACTTCGCTACATTATTAGGAGCAAAGTTGCCAGGCCCTGCGGGGGTTTGTATGATAGCTGTTTTAAGTTCACTTAAAAGGTCATTTAAAAGGCTTTTAAAATCTACTTCCCCACGTTGCAGATGTACTCCCGCTTTGTCTATGGTAAGCTGAGTGTCTTCTATCTGTAGGCTCACGCTCTCAATCTCACTATAAGCTACCACATAATAGCGGTTTTCGTCCTCCCCTATCGAAGCAATCAACACACTACTCCCTACCTTTGGGAAGAGGTAAAAACGCTCGGTGTTATCATTAATCACCGAAGCCAATCGCACGGTATATTGTAGCTCATCGTCTTTCACCACACACGTGCCATTTCCTTTGTCTACCGATAGCACCTCTACGGCTATAGTAGGTGTTTTTCGCTTGCCTATCTGCCGAAGTCCCTCGGCTAATTCTCTATCTATGCTCATAATCGTGCTCCTATGGTTATTTGTCGGCGTGCTCCATTACGCCCAAAGGTAGTTTCTACCTTCTTAATGAAGTACCGCTCATCTATCTCTTTCAGTTCTTTATCAATAATATGTGCCTGCATACCACGTGTAGCAAAAGGGACTAAGAAGCTCGTTATAGAGCCGTCAAAGCCATCATACTTTAGTTTTTCCATTTCTGCCCGTGCCATAGCCCGTAATTTAGCCTCATTACTTACCACAGAGGTGTGAAAGGTTCTTAGCTCACCATCGGGATCACCCTCCTCTACAGTTTTCTTTTTGTTGTTCTTATCTATGTAGGTATATCGTATTTTTAGCTTACGTTCGTCTTTGGTACGATATTCCAAGTCGTTCGCCACAATGTTGTAATTGAGGTCATAGCGTGCTGTTTGCCCTATATTAGTAAGCTCCGAAAGCCCTGCATATAGTTTGCCCTCATCATTAATAAAGATACTTAGCCTAAATTCCTCTTTGAGTTTATCCAACACCTGCGTACCATTGGCATTGCGAATAAGCCATTGGTCTAACTGCATTTGTGGTATATTATCAGCCAAGGCAATAGGAGTGTCTTTTACTACCTCCTGCAATACTTCTTTAAGAGTTGTTTTTTGCCACGATTTGTTGATGTTTTTTCGTCTAAGCAAATACATAGCGTCTTCACACTCTATGCTTACGGGAATGCTTGGCTTGACCTTCTTTACATAGCCTTCAAACTCCACTCCACTATACACACCCTCATAAGCAAGGGTAACGCTCACCTTATCACCTGCTTTGATAGCCTTTTCTGTATAGAGGCTATCACCTCCTTTAGCTACTTTAAAATGGGTAGGAAGTTCAATAGTACAGGTGTCGGCTAATTCGTCTACCGATTTGGTGATTTTCACACTATGCACAGCCTTAAAAGTATAGTCCCCTATTTTGATAATTGCTTGTAATATAAACATTAGTATAAGTTGTTAAGTTGGGTTCGTTTTTCATCTAATTCAGCATAGAAATCCATATCTGACACGGCTTTGATGGTGTACTTCTGTATGCCCTCCTTGCCCTCCATAGACTCGAAACTAATATCTTTTAAAACAATGTTACGAATATCAAAAAGGGTAAAGAGTTTATTGCCTACAACCTCCAGACTTTCGTTCTTTTCAAACAAGCGGTTAAGGTTTTGTACTTGTGCAGTAGGGTACAAGTCGGGGCTATTAGTGTCTATACAAAGCCCCTTAATGGTAATTTGCCAGTCTTCAGTAGCGATATACTCTTTTACTTTACCTCTGCGGTGTTTGCCTACCGTTGCTGTTTCTACAATGGTTTTAGTGAGTGAAAAGCTCACCAAAGGTTCGTTTGGAAAAAGCGTTTGCACGCCTGCTTTGTCGGCAACCTTAAAGGTCATAAAGTATTGGCTACCATTGCTACGTGCTTCACTAATATTGGAGAGACTCGGTAGTACATATTTCTTTTTGTTATTAGCCCACCACGAGGGAAATGCTGGACCTACATAATCCAAAAAAGCCCGCGCTGTGAGTTCTTTCAAATCAAATTCCATTATATACTTTGTTTTATCAGTGCAAAGGTCATATATATAAAGTAGGTAGCGAAATTAGCTCCCAACGCTTGGGCAAATTCAGTACAAGGTTTGGGCAAATTCAGTACAAGGTTTGTTTGCCGATTTTTATACCTGCCAAAACCTACTGAATTTTGCACCAGAATTAAGCGACGAACTAACATTTATTAGCGAATGAAACACGACTTTATTATAAACACCGAAGATGTAAATAGCTATGGCTATCGCATCCTTACAAATGGTATTGACTACACCCAATATATGCGTAACCCCGTGGTACTCTTTATGCACGAGAGAGGTGTTAATGCCTATAAGGGTAGTGAAGTCATCGGGCGTTGTACGAGGCTCTATAAGGAAGGTACTACTCTTATAGCTGAAGTAGAATTTGACGAAAAAGACGAGTACGCAAAAAAGATAGCTGGAAAGGTGGAACGTGGATATATACGTATGGCTTCGATGTTTGCCGAAATTAAAGAAGTATCTACCGAGCCACAACATATCTTAGAAGGACAAGTCTATGAGACCGTAACCGCTTGTAAGCTGGTGGAGATTTCCATTGTAGATATAGGGGGCAACGACAACGCCCTCAAGCTCTCAAAAGACGGTAAGCCCTTTCAACTCAAAAAAATAGTAACTAATACATCAAACAATATGGATATTAAAGTGATAGCCCTTGCCTTGGGTATGGGCGAAAACACAAAAGAGGAAGCGGTACTTAGTGCCCTACATAGCCTCAAAACTGACAAAGAAAAAGCAGAAGCCGAAGTCGTTGCTCTGAAAAAGACAATTAGAGAAACTCGCACTGCCGAAGCTACAACCTTGGTAGATAAAGCCGTACAGTTAGGGCTTATCCCACAAGCCCTCAAAGAAAGTCAGCTAAAACAGTTTGAAGCCGATTTTGACGGGCAAAAAGCAGTACTCTCTAAACTTGTAGTCGACAAAGAAGCTGAGAATACACGGCAAGGAAAGGCTAACACAGTGCGTGAGGTAGTGTTAGGGGCAGGTGCAAAACCAACAGGTACTGCCGATGAAAGCTATGACTACTTGCAAAAGAAAAACCCCGAAAGGCTCCGAGCTATCCGAGACAAAGAACCCGAAGAGTATGCCCGCTTAGCTAAAGAGTACGCCAATGGGGTACGCTACACCGAAAAGTAATTTAATAACCCTTTAAAAACAATTTAAACAAGTATGAAATTATCACTAAAAGCATTATGTATTAATGTGGTTTTGGCATTCCTTGCCTCCCTTTTTATCGCCCCAGTTTTGGGTGCCTCAGTACCCTTGGTGGCTACAACTATCGTGGCAACTTCCACCGTAGCCCAGTACATAGCCCCAGAACTCTTTAAGGGTATTGCAATGGAGGGGCTTCAAACCGAAGTATGGATAGCAGGCATTAAAGAAAACCCTATCCCTAACGACTCATTTTTATATAAAAGTGTCGACTTATCACAGTACGTAGAAAACAACAAATTACACCTTGCCGAAGCAGGCGTAGAGCCACAAGTCCACGAAGACTATTTTGCCTCCTCCAGTTCAGCTTTACCGATAGCCACTATTGACGATATAGCTAACGAAGTGGTACTTAAAACCTATTCTACTGAACAAACCCTACACCGTGAATTGCAGGAAATTGAGCTTTCTTATGACAAACGCTCCAGTGTGATACAACGCCACCGCGCTTCTCTTGCTAAGAATTTAGGCAAGCGTGCCGCCTGGGCGTGGGCACCACAAAAGGACAACGAATGGAATAAGGTACTTGCCCTTACCAGTAGCGACTCAATAATAGACGCCATTATTGACCTTAAGCAGTTTATGGAGGAAAAAGACATCGTTGAGGGCGTGAACATCTGCTTTACTCCTGAGCACTTTGCCCGTATTCGTAAGGAGGACAAGCGCTTGTACAAGGATATTATGAACGAAAAACAAATGTATGGAATAAACGTATTCCAATACAGTCAAAACCCACTCTATGACGGTACTACTAAGGAGAAAAAACCCTTTGGAGCTGTCAAGGCAAGTAGCGACAAACGCGCCTCATTTATGTGGGTAACAAGTGAAGTGTTCCGTTGCTTCGGCGATGTAAAGATGTATGCCACTCTACGCGATGCAGGTCTACAATCCGATGCTATTTCCTTTGCACAACGTGCCTTAGTAGGAGTTATCCGTGCAAAAACACCTAAATTCTTAGGAGCTATCTTATAGGAATATATAGTAGGGTGAGCGGACGAGTTCAATGGTATCCATACCTCACCCTACTCCTATATTAACTTTAAAACAGAATACAATGACAACAGCAGAAAAAGCAAAACAATATTTTGAGGAAAACAAAGCAACAAAAGAGCTCTATGCTACCTCCGATGGCTTCCTCTTCTTACTAAAAAAAGATGCACAAAACCACGCACAAACCTTAGAAGATAGCACAGTGGAGAGCTATACTAATGAGGTAGAAGATAAAGTAGTAACAGAAACACCAGACAAAACTGAAAAATCTGAAAACTCTGACGAGTCAGAAGGTGAGACTGTAACAGATACTTCAAAATTCAACTTTTTTAAACCTAAAAAATAATGGCATTACCTAAAGTATTATTCAATATTGCCAAAGACGGCTTAGGCAGAACTACGGCTATACAAAAGACTACTGGACTTATCGCAACGGGAGTTACGGTGAGTAGCAAAGTAGAGTTGGGCAAGTCGTACCAAGTATTCTCACTAAAAGAAGCCATAGCTTTGGGAATTTCAGAAACTGAAAACGCCTTTGCCTACAAGCATATCAAAGCATTTTATGACCAAGCCCCAACGGGTACCCCCCTATGGGTAATGCTCGTATCGGATGCCACTACTATGACGGCAATGCTTGACAAAGATGGTGCTTTTGCACCTAACCTTATTGCCGAAGCCAAAGGGGCTATCCGCGTGCTTGGGGTAGTGAAAAAAGCAACTGGTAGCGAGACTATCACCGCAGGTTTAGACGCCGATGTGCAGACAGCCGTAGTGAAAGGGCAAGCCCTTGCCGAACATTTTGAAAAGAAGTATATGCCTTTTAGGATAGTTGTATCGGGCAACAGTTGGAACGGCAAAGTAGCCGACCTTACTAATTTCTCCGAAAACGAACTCAACAAAGTGGCTTGTTTTATCGCCAATGACAATAAAGAGAAAGATGCTTCTATAGGACTTTTCTTAGGCAAAATAACCAAAATACCCGTACAGCGCAAAATTCACCGCGTGAAGGACGGCAGTGTATTACCCTTGGTAGCTTACTTCACCGACGGCACCACTATCGACAGCAAAGCCGACCAATGGGATGCGCTTGACGACAAAGGGTATATCTTCTTTCGCACCTTTGTAGGGCGTTCGGGCTACTACTTTTCGGGCGATAATACTCTTACTAAGCCTACTGACGACTTTAAAAGCCTTAGTAACGGCTTAGTAATGGACAAAGCAATGCTCCTAAGTTATGGGGTGCTGGTAGAGGAACTCAGCGACGAGGTGTTACTATCCGAAGACGGCAGTATTCACCCCGCTATTATCAAGGGTTGGCAAACCAAACTTGAGAGTACCCTGCAAAGCCAAATGGTATCGCAGGGCGAGCTTTCGGCTGTAAAGATTGATATAGACCCAAAGCAACGTGTACTACAAACGGGCAAAGTGGTGATAGGTATCAAACTGTTACCCGTAGGTTATGCCGACTTTATAGAGGTAAACATCGGTTTTACTACAACAACAAATTAATATTATGGCAACATTTGACAGCAAACAATATGCGTGGTGCGAACTCTCTATCGTCTTTGGTGGACGTATCATTATAGGCGTTACAGAGTTGGAATACACCGAAAAACGCGAGAAAGACTTTCTTTATGGTCGCGGGTGCAAGCCTCACGGAGTGGTTGCGGGCAACCGCAGTTATGAGGGTAAAATAAGCCTTTGGCAAAGTGAGCTTGAGGCAATGACCCGCGATGCTGCAAACAACGATATACTTGGGCTTAGCTTTGACCTTGTCGCTTCCTACGTGCCTTTGGACGGCGGACAGATAGTTACCGATATTCTCAAGAACGTAGAATTTACCGAAGTGAAAAAGGGAATGAAGCAAGGCGATAAGAATATGATAGTGGAGCTTCCTATCATCTTTACAGATGTTAAGAGACAGTCGTAGTGTGAGCCACAGTCGTAGCACGACGGGCAATTTAAAGACTTTTTAAATGTGATTAAAATGATAACTAAAGAACAAATACAAGAATGGAAAAAGCAGTACGGCGATATTTACGTGCTGAATATTGAGGGCAAAGAGGCGTATTTGCGTACGCCTGATAGAAAAACCCTTAGCTATGCCTCTACTTTGGCAACCAAGGATCCACTGAAGTTTAATGAGGTAGTACTCAATAACTGTTGGCTTGGGGGTGATGAGGAGATTAAAACAGACGATGCGCTGTTTCTCGCCGCCAGTAGCAAACTACCCGACCTTATACAGATTAAAGAGGCTACCTTGGAAAAGCTCTAAGTGATGCGGAGATAGAAGAGGATAGGGATTGGCTTCGTATCACTAACGCTTCCTTGCGTTACTATATGCACATTGCCAATCCCGACGACCTCACCGATACCCAGTGGGCTATGAGAGTAAAAGAATTAGAATGGCTTAGGCAAAAAGAAAAGGAACAATAATCACCAATGGCAGACTTATTACAATATACCTTATCCTTACGCGATATGGTAAGCGACCGCTTGCAACGCATCAATATTACTACTGATGCGATGCTTGACCGCTTTGGATCGTTGGAACGCCTGCAAAGGCAGGTGTCGCAGGAGTTTAGCCAAATGGGCTCTTCGGTGAGCACCTTGCAGAGTCGTATTAACTTATTGCGCGCTGAGCGTGATTTGTTGCCTGCTAATGGACTTACAACCATTCGCACTTATAATCGTGAAATCAACCGCTTAGAAAGGCAGGTTACTAACCTACAAAACAACACGGGTGGTCGCCTGCGCTCGTGGTTTTCACAAGCTATGGCAGGGCTACCTGGTTTGGCTACTAACCCCCTAATATTGGCAGGAGCTGTGATAGGGGGAAGCATCCGTAAGGGTATGGAAGCCGACCTACAACAAGCTAATATTACTACTTTGCTTCGTGGCGATGTAGAAAAAGCCAAAGCCTTATATGCCCAGCTATCTGATTATGGGGTAAAAACACCCTACGACAAGGCGGGACTTATTGAAGCACAAAAGACGATGATGTCCTTCGGGCTTTCCTCTGAGTTTGCTTTTGGCAAGCTAAAGAACATCGGCGATATTGCTATGGGTGATGCTCAAAAGATGAAGAGCCTATCACTTGCTTTTGCGCAGGCTACTTCAGCTGGCAAGCTACAAGGGCAGGACTTAATGCAGATGATAAACGCGGGCTTCAACCCCTTACAGGTGATTAGTGAACGCACTGGCGAGAGTATGGCACAGCTCAAAGAGCGAATGAGTAAAGGAGGTATTTCGGCGCAAGAGTTGGCACAAGCCTTTGAATGGGCAACCGATAAACAAGGGCTATTCTACCAAGGTGCAGAAAAGGCGGGACAAACCCTTAGCGGTAAGTTCAATAAGATGATGGACTCTATTACCGAGCTTGCTCTAAAAGTGTATGAAGCCATTAGCCCTATACTTGGTCCCTTGGTAGACCTTATGGCTGTTGTATTTTCAAGCATAGGCGGAGGTATAGAATGGCTCATTCAGAAGTTTCAAGAGGCTAACCCCGTGGTGCTTCTCGTAGCAGGAGCTATAGGAGTATACGCAACAGCTATGATACTACACAACACCTATACGGCTATAGCGACTGCTTGGCAAAATAGGCTCACCTGGGCAGTAATTAAGACAAACCTTGCTTTTTTAGCCAACCCTATTACGTGGATAATAGCAGGTATTATAGCCCTTATTGCTATCATTGCTTATTGCATTGTAGGTGTAAGTGGTTGGGGCAAAGCGTGGGATAACACTGTACAAGGTATGAAGTATATATGGGAAGCCTTTATACTCACCTATAAAGCTCATTGGAATACAGCTGTTAATGCTTTTATGGCAGGTATAGATGCCTGTAAGCTCGCTTGGTATAAATTCAAAGAAGCGGTTGGTTTAGGCGATAGTTCTGAGAACCAAGCGATGATTGCCAAGATACAAAACGACTTGCAAGAGCGTGCCAAATCGGTAACTGAAGGATATAAGAAGGCAGGCGAGGCAGGGGCTAAAGCTAAAGAAGCCTTTGGTAAAATAGGGGACTCTTTAGAGTTTAAAAGTTTTAAGGAGGTAAAAGACGGGCTAATGGGCAAGCTGGGTATGAAAACCGAAAGTACTCCCGCACCAGGGATAAGTCCTATTACGGGAGAAACTACAGCCACCACGGGAGAAGGTACTAAAACCAAGGACAATATTGTATCAGGAGGCACCCGACAAACGCATATCAACATACAGATAGGCAATGTAGGCACTGATACTAAGGTATATGTTTCCTCTGTACGTGAAGGAGTAGAGAACTTTGGAGCAATGGTCAAGGAGGAACTTCTTAGGGCTATCAATAGTATAAACCAAATGCAGACAGCTTAATGAAAGATATACTAATAGATGAGGAAAACGATTTGCGCCTATTAGCAGGTGATTTTGAAGTGGGGTACTCAGATAACCAACAGCAAAAGGCTATCCTTACTACTGAGAAGGGTGAATGGAAAGAGCACCCCGAAGTAGGGGTAGGCATCGCCCAAATGCTCGCCGATGACCTCTATACTGAAGTACTCATTGAAATAAAGAAACAGTTGGAGTATGACGGTATGCAGATTAACGATGTAGCCCTACAAGAGGACGGCAAATTACTAATTGATGGACAATATAATTAAACTATGGCACTAAACAAACAAGCCCTTCAACAAGGCATTATCCACCTTCAACAAGATATGCAACGTAAAACAGATGCAAGTATGGAGGAATATGCCGAACGCTTAGCAAGCCTTATTGACGCCTTTGTACGTAGTGGTGAAGTAACCGTAGCCGCAGGTATATCTGTAAGCACGGCAGGTACAGCCACCGCCCAAACTGGTGCTACTAACAGTACTGGAACGGGTACAATAAGTTAAAAACAAAATAATAATATGACAAAACTCAACTACATCTTACAAGGCTTTGGCTTTAGGGACTCTCACGAATTCTTACGCTCATCCTTTGGTCACACCTTTTCAATGCTATTTATCAAAATGGACGTTATACTATCATTACTATTTGCCACCGTGCACTTCTTATTTGGTTTCAACCATTTATTCCTAACCGCTTATGTAGTGTTACTTATCTTTGAGTGGATCACTGGGGTACAAGCCTCCCGAAAGAGGGGCGAGAAGCACGAGAGTCGCAAGTTTGGGCGTATGCTCCTAAAAATAGCCACCTATCTTGTACCTATTTATATATTACATACCTTCTCGGCTAATGTAGAGTTTCCAAGTCTTGGAGGTTTTGAGTTCGACCCCTTCCATTGGCTTTACTGGATAGTACTTATAGGGATTATATGGCAACTCGTGGTGAGTCTCTTGGAGAACTTAGATTGTTTAGGATTTCGATTCGCAAAGGTACTGCTCAAGATAATTAATAAGAAGTTTTATAAAACCTTTGAATTAGATGACAATAACAGCCCTACATAATCAAAGCCTCCTCGACCTCGCTCTACAACATACAGGTACGATAGAAAGCGTCTTTGAGTTTGCTGAAGCGAACAGCCTCAACATCACCGATGATGTAGTGGCGGGCAAAACATTGGCACTACCTGCAGAAGCGTTCACTAACAAAGATATATTAGCCTACTACACTGCTAAGAACTTGCAACCCGCAACCGCCTTTTCTAAGGAAGACGAACAAGTTGCTAAACGCCTTGAAGGTATTAGTATATGGGCGATTAATTTAGATTTCATAGTATCACAATAATGACAAAACCTTAAAATAATGAATATAGAAGAGAATAAAGAATACGAAGCTTTTGTAGAAAAATTCAAACCCAAAAAGACAACTGATGACTGTTATACGCCTCCTGAGGTGTATGAGGTAGTACTGCAATATGTACGTGAAAAGTGTAATATTGAGGGGCTGAAAGTCCTCCGTCCATTCTACCCTGGTGGCGACTATGAAAGTGTACAATATGATGAAAATTGTGTGGTGATTGATAATCCACCTTTCTCTATCATTTCACAGATCATTCGCTTCTATAATGCTAAAGGTGTAAAGTACTTTCTATTCGCCCCACATCTTACTTTATTCTCTAATAATCAAGATTATACGGCTATTGTTGTCAGTGCTGATATAGTGTATGAGAATGGAGCGAAAGTAAAAACATCATTTATAACCAATATGATGGGAGATGTAAAGATATTAGGAGATGCAGAATTAAGAGAACGCCTTAAAGCGGTTTCTAATACTAATAAAAAAAAACCCACCTATCAATACCCCGACAATGTAGTTACTGTATCAAGGATAGCTTCTATTGTAGAGAAAGGCGAAAGCATTTGCATAACAAAAAAAGACCTAGCTTTCTACCGACAACTTGAAAGCCAAAAAACACATAAAAAGTCGATATTTGGTTCGGGCTTCTTAGCGTCACACACTGCCACAAAAGAATTAGCCGCAAAAGAATTAGCCTCAAATAAAGAGGTTATTCATTGGGAGCTTTCAGAAAAAGAACTTGCAATCATTAAACAATTAGGATAATGGCACGAAGCATTCAAGAGATACAAACCCTTATCCTCCAAGCCAAAGCCCAAGAGCCTGCATTGGAAAGCCTCAACAGCACCTCCAAAGTAGCTATATGGCGACTGTGGATATATATAATAGCCGTAGCAATATGGAGCTTAGAAAAGCTATTCGACCTACATAGGGCGGATATAGACAAACGCCTTGCCGAGCTTAAACCCCACACCGCCCGTTGGTACAGAAGCAAAGCCCTTGCCTTTCAATACGGCTTTGATTTGTTGCCCGACAGCGATAAGTTCAACAACCAAGGACATACGGAGGAAGCCATAGAGGCAAGTAAGATAGTGAAGTACTCTGCGGTAATAGAGAGTAAAAACGAAGGTCGTTTGATAGTGAAGATAGCAGGAGAACAAGGCGACACGCTCCAACCTATCACCGAACCCCAAAAGCAAGCCTTTGAAGCCTACTTGCAGGAAATCAAAGACGCAGGCGTACGCCTATCAGTGGTGAACTACCAACCCGATGTGCTGCACTTGCAAATGAAGATAGTATATGACCCTTTGGTGCTTGATAGTAACGGACAAAGTATCATTCACGCTACACACCCAGTAGAAACTGCTATTAAAGACTATTTAAAACGCCTTCCCTTTAACGGCGAGCTCGTATTAGCGCACCTTATTGACGCACTACAGCAAGCAGAGGGGGTGAAGATACCTCACTTAGTATTGGCACAAAGTAAGAACATCACCAGCGGTGGAGACTACGGAGCTTTTGAAGCGATAGAAATAAGCAAGATACCCACTGCGGGCTACTTTTCGATAGACAACTTTAACGATATAACCTACGTTAGCAATGTATAACCTAAACATCGACAAACTGCTCGTGCTGCTAACCCCTACCTTCCTGCGAAAGCCGAAGTTAGTAGCGTGGTTACGCACCTTGTCAACACCCTTGTACAAACTGCTGTACGACTTTCAGCGAGCCAGCCAAGACAACTTGTACAACTTGGCTCACAACAGCCAAGTATGCTATTTGCGCAAGGCACTCAATGATGAGTTTGATGACGAGCAGCGGCGTATCCGTATTGAGGACGGCAAGCAGAAACAAAGGTTGTATATCTATCCCCGCAGCGCGAATAAACCCCTATATTTAGTGAAAATCTTCCTCTATCAACGAGGCGACTATATCGACGGCGGAGTAGATTTTATAGTAGTCCTTCCCAAGGACTTAACATACGACAAATATAAACTTGAAGCCCTCGTGAACTTTTACAAGCTCGCAGGTAAACGTTGGACAATAGAAACTAAATAATATGAATAAGCTACATACAGAACACAACGCAGGCTACCCTTTTGATGTTGGGTTTCTCGCCTTTATGCAAAATGCCTATAATCTATTTAACCACTTCGGACATCTTGCAGGCAATAAGGTTATTATATCAGGGTGCGAAGAGATAGGTAACACCATCAGCCCTGGTGCGGTGTATATCAATGGAGAGTTATTGCCCTTTGAAGGTGGCGCTAAAGATGATACCGTTATCATCAAAGAGGAAACCAACGAGGTAACCTTTGATGACGGCTTCCTCCGTCCTTTAGAAACTATCCGTACAGCCGCTTTTGGTCGCTCTACTCCTGAGAAGACCTACAATTGGGAAGACTTTCAACGTGTTACTAATCTACAAGATTTGGGTAAAAATAAAGCTGAGAACAAAGCCCTTGAAGAGTTACAAGATGAAGTGGAAAAACTCAAGAAGCAGAAACAAGCCGTACCTATTGGACTTATCGCCTTATGGGGTAAGTCTGCTAACGAAATACCCGAAGGCTGGCGTGAGTACGTGAACCTACGTGGCAAAATGCCTATCGGTCTCGACCCCGATTATGTTAAGACAAAAGACGATGTACAAGACTATCGCCTCAACGCACTCAACCAAAGTGGCGGCGAACGCTCTCATAAACTGACAGTAGAGGAAATGCCTTCGCATAGTCACCAACAAGGAAGCGAAGCACTTCACAATTTATTTGGCAGCGGAAGTTATGTTGGTGAGCGACATTGGGGAGGCACTTCGGGTGTGGGAGCGTTTACAAAGCAAAACACCTCCACAGTAGGTGTCGACCAGCCCCACAACAATATGCCTCCTTACCGAGTAGTACAATTCATTGAATATGTAGGCGTTTAACTAATAAGTAATAATTTAAAATTTTAATAATATGACACCAAAAAAGACATTAAAAAAGTGGTTCTCTAACCTTATGAAACCCGCGCAAGAACATTTCGCCGCTTGGATCGACAGCTTTTGGCATAAGTCTGAAAAAATCCCAATGGACATCATCGAGGGACTTCCCCGTGCCATTGAGAATACCGTGTCGGCAAAGCAGCTGCTCAACCATTTAGAGGACACCAATGCCCACCGTGCCCTCTTCGATGAAAAGGTCGACAAAGAAGACGGCAAAGGCTTGTCGGCAAATGACTTCACCAACGAGTACAAGGATAAGTTAGAGGGCTTGCAGCCTACTGATGTATCGGGCTTGCTACCCAAAGGCGGCTATGATGGCACAGGGCAACAACTGAAAGAGGCTATTGATGGCTTGCAAACCAAAATGCAACAAGTAGAAACTACCTTAAGTGTAGACGACACTGCCTTTGATACCTTGCAGGAAATCGCTACCCAAGTGAAGAACAATAAAAACTTAGAAACCTTGCTGACAGGCAAAGTAGATAATAAAGATAGCCTTTGGTCAAGCCTCAAGAAAGCTATTTCCTTTTTTAAGCTACCCAACAAAACTAATGAGGGAGTTCGAATTGATGGTGAAAGTGTAGAGATATCGGCAGAGAGTTTAGTTAACATTAGAAATAGAGGAAGTGTTAATATCACAGGGGCTCTTGGGCAGAGAGGGGAGGCACTTAATGTGAATGAGGAAACTGTAGATATCAACTCTGAAAACTACACTCTTAGAGCTATAAACTTACAACAAAGTTCTGAAGTGTATTCTCACTCAGGGAAGAAGATGAGTATTAATGCCGAAGAAGTAAGTATTAGGGCTAATAGTATATTAGTCAATGGTGAAGATTTATCCTCTAAGTTAAACAGTTTAGGCGATTTCAACGCAGAAGAGATTAATAGAAAGATTGAGGCAATTGAAAATACATTGATGAATGCGGGCTATATAATTCAGCAACCTTAATGACTAAAAACTATGGAAATCAGAAAACACATCATCAAATTATTTGCACTCAGTTATATAGTGCCATTTGCAGGTAAAACAAGAAGTTTTACCCGCTCCGCCAACATCATATTACCCTTAATACTCATTGGAGGACTTATTGTTTGTGCCGAGCTTTATAGCTGGCTATACATACTCTTGCCATTGTTGGCTGTAGCTTGTTTCTTTGGATTTGGCTATTTTCACTTTTGCCCACTTACAGACAAAGACTTTCCCCTGCTTGACGATACCCAACGTTGGCAGTATGAAGCCTTTCAAAGGCGTGTAACTCCAGATCCTAAAAGCTACAATGCCCAATGGGTATTATGGGTAAACCCTTTGGCAATAGTCATAACCCTTACTATATTATTCACCTTAATACTCTAATAACCCAATGGAAAAAAGCACACGAAACATCCGTTATTTAGTAGTTCACTGCTCCGCTACACCAGAGGGCAGAGAGCACACCGCCAAGGACATCGACCTATGGCACCGCCAACGAGGCTTCAACGAAATAGGTTATAACTACATTGTCCGCATTGACGGCACGATTGAAGAGGGTAGAGATGTAAATAAGATACCTGCCCACGTAGAAGGACACAATAAGGACAGCATTGGTATCTGTTATATTGGGGGGATAGATAAAAACACGCTGCAGCCAAAAGATACCCGCACAGTGGCACAGAAAGAAGCTTTAAAAAAGCTCCTCACCGAGCTTAAAGCCCTATATCCACAAGCCGAAATATTAGGTCATAAAGACTTCCCTGGTGTCGCTAAAGCTTGCCCTTGCTTCAATGCAAAAGACGAATACAAAAACATTAGCAAATGAGAAAATTAACCCTATTATTATTGGCGTTCCTCGCCTTAGTAGGTTGTCGTACCCGCAAGGTTATCACTACCGAGCAACGCCAAGTACAGAAAGAGCGTATTATAAAGTATAAGGATAGTACCCAACTCTTTGCCTACAACTCCCACAGCTCCCAATTCTCCCACAGCTCCCAAGAGAATTACGAGCTCGAATTAGAAACCCTCACCGATAGTGTAGGCAAACCACGTGAACTTATCTACACCCGCATTCGTGACGGCGATAATGAAGTTATAAGAGTACTCAACGGAAAGGTTAAGCTACGAGCTACAAGCACCCATTCTAAGAGCCTACAGCAGGCTGACAGTACCCTTTTATATAATACGAAGATACATACAAAAACTGAAGCAAAAACCGACAAATATACCCAACACAAGCAAGTGAACAAACAAGTAAAAAACAGCACCATAAGGCATACCCTTTGGCTCTTGCTACTCGCCTTGTTAGTCTATATCTTTTGGAAATACAAGCCGTTTCGGTGGAAGTAAGAATTTAAACAGCTTTTAAATGAAGTTTAAACACTGCTAAAAAGGAGGACAAGCAGTATAAAAAATGTCCTCCGCTTTTTAAAGGCTCTCACCCCATTTAAAAATACACCCGCAGGCTACGGAGGACATAATGTCTTCTGTTGCCTGCGGTATTGTATTTTATGGGGTGAGAGACCACAAAAGTACAACTATTTTTCAAACTACCAAAATTCATAAATTCGTAATACAAAATGAAATCAACATCTAATGTTTGGCAACGTACGCCAATATCCTACTATGGAGGCAAGCAAACAATGTTACCCTATATTTTGCATCTTATTCCACCTCATAAAGTATATACAGAAGCCTTTTTTGGCGGCGGTGCTGTATTTTGGGCAAAACAGCCCGTCAAAACCGAAATCATCAACGACTTTAATGCTAATGTATATACCTTCTACAAGGTTCTGCAAAACCGCTTTGCAGAGCTTAAAACCCTTATAGAGCGGTCTGTAGTTAGCCGAGAAGCCTACAAAGCCGCCTTGGTAATCTACCACGCCCCTTTTGCTTTTACCGAAGTGCAACAAGCGTGGGCATTTTGGTACGCCACTAACTGCGGTTACTCTAACCAAGTTGGCAACTGCCGTATCACAACCAACAGCAAGAACGTGTCCGCGCTCAACAACAAAAT